GTAAACCTGTGTACCGTCCGTAGAATCCTCCGAGGTAAAACCTCACTGTGAGACGCCTATTGAGGGTAGTGGTTTGGAACTATGCGAAATAGAAATAAGCAACGGAGGTAAAACCTCACTCTTTTAAATGGTTACCATATTTAACTATTCATAGAACGAGGTACAGAATTAACCTTGTCGAACGCCCATCATGTGATGCATGTGAGCGTTGACATCTGTGGCTGTGTGCCTCTCTGTATCCTCCGATGTGGTGGCTACGCTCCCATCAAGCCCGAAGAGCTTGTTGGACACGCTTGCCAACGCCGCCGCCTTCATTTGGAAATGAGCTTCACGTGCACGATCAGTTGTTCGTGAAGTGACCTCATAGAAATCGAATGCATAGCGAGCTAGCGTCTTGTCTCTCAGATTTCTCTGAGCGCCATAACGAGGCATGTATGGCCTTTCTCTGTTGCGCATTTCAATATACGCTTCTGCTGCATCAGAAAAGTGATGCATGATTTGCCGAAAAGATGGTTTAGCATTTTCTACTATCGGCTTTAAAGGGAAAGAAACTTGTTCCTCTCCATCCATCATAACCCAGTCTCCACTAAGATTTGGTGATGTGCCGTTCTCAATACACCACACCATGAGTCCATTCATAATCACACCCATTTGAGAGTCCGACACATCGTACTCTCTCATGACTGCTTCATACCAATTGTCAAATTGTTCCTTTGTGGCTCTGGTGTTTGAAAGGTCAACCTGTTCTGGCTTGTAATCCAACAAATGGTCAAGTGCTAAGACTTGACGTCCTTTACTAACAGGCATCCTCATTTTCGAAATCTGCTTCAATCTCGGAACGGCAGTGCTTGATTGTCCCACATCCTTGCTCTTTGTGCTATCATGCTTGATAACACTCTGCTTGTCCCTTCCTTGAGAACTAGCACCAGCATCAACCTGTTGTGGTACTTGTGGGCTCGAACTTTGTGGTTGAGATGACTTCGAAGGTTTCTCATCCCCCTGGTACGTAACTATGTCTGGCCCATCATCCTCTTCTGGTGCAAGTGCTTTCCAGTACTTAACGAGCTCATTCTCATCCACACTTTTATCAGTATAAAGCTTTCTGAGAGCCGTCTCTGCAATATATGGCAGTTTCCCATCGCGCACAAGATCTCTATAACATTCGTGCTGCATCATCCATAGATAAAACTCACGAATGTACTTCAAAAGTTCTGGGTATCCCCATGCTTCGATCATTGCAGCGCATATGGCTTCAGCCCTATGTGTGGCTTCATTGCTCCTGTCCCATTCAAGAATTGAAACGATGCGTTCCTCCTCGAGTTTAGGGATGTACATATCATCGAGATAAAGCCCCCTGTGTGACATAAACCACAAAGTTTCACGTACAGTGCTTCTGCTAGAAAAATCATATTTCAGACCAAGCTCGTGGAAGTACTCTGAGAGCACATTTAAAAATTTTTCCTTGCTCGGGTATATAGCTATTAGCAGGTCGTCACCATTTGCGAAAAAGCGGATCTTCTCTTTCATCTCCTCTTCCTTCCAGCATTGTTGATGCATTGCATAATGCATTGCAAGGATGACCATGAGAGTGTTATCAACAACTGTTGATGGTTGGCCGCTGTTGTTCCCCTTGAACTTCTTCACTATTGTTCCATCCGGTGTGAGAATTGGTGTGTACACTATCTCAGTGTAGAAATTCCGAAGCATGGTTCTACCAATTTCCCAATCCTCCATGAAATGCTCTCTTATTTGCACGACTGCGTTGATCAGGTAAGGTGTAAGAGAGCTATCAAATTGTGATCCGTCAGCGTCACAATAAATCCAACCATCTGGAAGTTTCTGTAGTAGTTCATTCCATCCCCCATAAAACTTCGTCATCCCGACAGACCATGGACCCTTGAGGTTCAACGAGTAAAACCTGTTGTTGAAGTCATCAACACAAACTTTCCCGCCAAGCAAAGTATCAATAGGTGCTGCAGTAAATGTGCGAGTCTTATTCTGTTCTAGCTTTTCCTTGGGGCGCAGTTCAGCTTTGAGAGATCCGTTCCACACGCCCATCTTGCCTTCGTACAAGCGCTCACAGCTGAGACGTAGCAAATCTTCACGCTCTGTAGTGTTCAGCTGTTCAAAGTATTCTTTCTTCTTCCCTTTGTATAAAGCTCCAACGGCTGCTTTCATGTTGAGGGAATCGAATATTGAATCAGGGTCAGTGACGTAAGCACATTCACCGTAGTCCAGATCCTCTAGCATGTTGATGACACTTGCAACTGCATCCTCAAAACTGTTGGTGTTAACAACACCTACAGTTATTGGACCAGCATATTTCAAGAAATCCTTGAGGAAGGCTTCCTTATTGAGACGGCTTGGACCATACTCTCCCATGCGCGGCACGAAATATCTAGCTGCTTCTTCATGTGTTGCGAGGAATTCTTGGAACAAAACGCATGGCCCCTTCACTACATGCTTCGTTACGAGCTGACTAGAAGAGCTAGCCACAGCCTTGAGATTGCCGTCAAGACGATTAGCAACCCATTTTGAACTGTATCCTTGCTCAACAACCTCATCAACATAACCATGTGTGAGATCTGCTATGAGCTTGCTAACTGAAAATTCTGATGCTGGACCGTTTTCTCGCAGTGTCATTCCATTCCATGCAACCTTGTCTGGTGTATGCCTCCAATGCTTCACCCATTCAAGTGACTCTATGTTTGAAAGATACTTTGATTGAAAGTCGTCAGTGAAGGGAACAAAGTAGTTCAATTCTGACCGCACACTCGTTAGACCATGAATCCCTATCAAACTACCGTCTTTTAAGGCGACCATAGGTAAGCCACAATCACCTTCCTTTGTTGAGACCCAATGCTTCCAATATCCACTTCCTGAGTCTGTGGGCCTTATCAGGGTTGAATCAGAAACTTCGCTTGAGAGGCTCTTCTGTTGAAAACGTGACCCAACCAAGCAAGCTCTCTCTTCGGAATGAGGCGCCCTAAACTTCAGTTTCATTGGAAATGGTGGGAAATCTTTCGGCATACGAATCAGAATCATGTCTTTGTCCTTCACATGATAGATTTGAAGCTGCGTTGTGTTCTGCACGGTAAACTCACCTTGATGTGATCTGACGAATAATGTGCCATTGTTCATCTTGAACAAATGACTATTCGTGATGATCAGTGGACCAAAACCAACCCCGTAAAGGGTTTGCGCATTCCCATTCGAGTCATTGGTCAAACGGCAAACAACTGAAGAGATTGGATTATAATTCCGCAATCCTTTGACTATGGATTTTCCCTCTTCCCTGACAACCTCCTTGTGTTCGCCTGGCACCACATTCTTGTTCACAACAATTGGAGTTCCAGTTTGTCGTAACTCAGATTCTCGCTCAGGGAAACCAGCAATAGTCGCAGTCTTGGCACATGATAATAATGGAATATGAGGTGTGAGATCGACTTGCAAAGCTTTATCTGAACCATTCTTCATGAAATAAGCTTGTATTCCAGGTTTTTGTTTGATGAAATCGATCAACTCGTCATCATCCTCCATACACTTCTGCCTGTACTCGCCTATCTCACTTTGCACTAAGGAAATGTCCGTTTGCACGCTTTCATCTTTCGAATAGCCAGTCAATGGGTCAACGAACCGCACAAATGAATATTCTGTGGGATCAAACCCATACATGTGCACGAAGCGTCTCGTCTTCGTTCCCATTCCCTTGGTGCTATTGTTCCCCTTCCTTTTGCCCCTTTCAGTGTAGGCTGCTCCGAAAAAATGTTCAATTGTTCCATCATCACCATAAACTTCGCGCCCAACCTTGTTGTCTCTAGCATTCCTGAATTTGAGCTTCTGCATCTGGCGCCTCTTCCCTTGGTATTGCACAATCTCGTTGCCACTCTTAGTATACTCCCATAGCATCCAGCAACCACCAGCAAATACGGCTCCTGCTATCAAAAGATCCGTTGCAGCTAGTGAACCATTCCATCGACCTTTCAGTTTCAGGCGCTTTTGAACATCTGTTGCGCTTTGATACTGAACAGTGTCCAGTACTCCATAACCCATAATGTCACCAACTCTCTCTGGGTCAATAGCTTTTGAATTAAATTCATTAAGCTGTGACTTAGCATTCTGAAGTACGTTGATATTATGCGCTGAATGATCCTTTAAATATCTTCTCCGTATGTTGTTGACCATACCTGCTAACGAGAAGCTTGTCGCACAGAGCGTATCATTGAGAGATTCAAAGTAGGCTTTCTTTTGCTGCTCTTCTCTTAACAAATGCTCAATTATTGCCAAAGTGCGAGGAATTGCGTTTGGCTGGGTTGTCAGAGTGTATGATATCTTACTCGCGCAAGCACTTGTGAGCCGTCCGAAACCCGCATCAGATTTATGCTGCTGAATGGTCTCCCATAAATCAGCATATAACCTATCCGGAACTCCGTTTGCTGCAAACGGAACGCGAACATTATCGTCGGCTTCAATACGAACTCCCAGCTTCTTGTATTCTCCAACCGTCTTCCATCGGGATGTTCCGCTATTCGGAATAGCGAGTGTGCTCAGCTGTGTTTCAGAATCTCGCAACTTGTATGCCTTTAATTTGCTTTCTATTTGTGGGTGCACACAGCCATTAAAATGAACTAGTTCAACCATAAAGAATGGAGATAGTTCATATTGCATCATGGTTCTGGCTTGTCTGTTCGTGCATCGCGAAAGGAGGCTTGATGTGACATTGTGTGTCATCACTGGCAAGTTGTAAGCAAAGCAAATAAAGGCCGCTTCAGTTGCAATTGCGACAGGGATCTCAGTCATGCCTGTCTCAGTGTGACCAATGCGAAGTGCTGTGCCCTGTTTCACTCGTCCTACTCTGCCAAGTCGCTGGAGTCTTTCACCATAGCTAATTGACACTTTCTTGTAGCGCATGCACCGTGAGTCAGAATCCAACTCGGCAACCACTTTCAAGCCAAAATCTACAACGACGTCGATGTCCAGTGTCACGCCATTCTCAATGATGTTTGTTGCAACTATGAAATGCTTCTTTGATGAAGTTCCTTTCGTTGGGATTTCGACATTGCCCATCTTCATTGTGCGTCCATCTACCTTTGTGACCAGGTGGCCCTTCTCCATTAGCCCCTTGCTAAGTTGATCAACATCGTTATAGCTTGGAACATATACAAGAATGTTGTCACCATTCTGGACGACATCAGCATTCGAACCAGTGCCTTGAGCTGTGACAAAGGAGTTGTATGACAAGGATTCTTCAATCTTGATAAGAACGTCGTGCTGTGTCTTGAATTCACACTCTCTTCCTGGTGGTGTTGCCGAGACTTTGAGTATCTTACCCTTGAATTCATATTCACGGAGGAGACAATAAAAAGCCATAGTGGAAGAATCCATTGTATGGCTTTCATCAATCATTATGAAGTCAAACTCTTCAAGTCTCTGTGGATTGTTTGCGTGAAAGTGAAGAGCATAACCACTAGTCATCACACTTATGTTGCTTGAGCCAAATGTTGTCAATCCTCGCATTCTGAGTGTTGGGGATAAGTGGAATGGTTCCTTGCGAAGTTGTTTGCACACGTTCTCTGCAAGTGGTCGTGTTGGTTCGAGCAACAAAACTCGCCCTTTTCGACTCAAATGCGACGGCAAACCCGTAGATTTCCCTGAACCAACCGCGCCACGAACAACGAACTCCTGTTCAGAGCTTGCACAAATAGTGTTACAAACACTAGCTGCTGTATGTCTCGTGAACTCGATGAACGTTCCTCCCACTCTGTAATGTGGAACAACTCTGTTCTGGCTCAATTGCTTGTCCCACCACTTCTCAAATTGTACATCCATCGTGGTGTGCTCAGCCGTGATTTCAGTGTCTAGATCAAAGTCAATTGTGAGCTTCTTCTCATCTTCAATCGATTGTATCTCATCAAGACTCTGATATTTCACTTCTTCTCCAAGTGTGCTGAACACTGATTTGATGTTGCGTAAAATACTGAACACTGCCCCGCTCTTCTCTGTATCGAATATCATAGTAAACAAAGCCATTAGGGCGACTGCTTTCTCTAGCTTCTTCTCGTAAACTTTGTTTGCTTGATATTCAACCTCTGCTTTGTCTTCCTCCTCGGGTAAGTGCCTTAAAAGGTTCTTGTTAACTTTGGCAACATACTTCCTGAACTCCTCATGAGTTGGATCCCTTTGATTGACAGTCTTCCATGTGTCATACAGATGCCAAATTGCAGTGTTTGTTTCCTGCATCTCAAGTATATACAAGCGACGCTTTGCAATTCTATGGTCGTTTAGCATGTTATACACTGCTGCAATCATGCTAATGAGCAAATGAGTCACCAAGGCAACATTCATAAAGTATGCGAGGTCCTTTAGGCAGCTGCACATGATGCGCATGGCTCTGTCGAGCGTAGCGCGCTTGATGTAACTCGTGAATTGGGTGATCTGGCTTGTAACATACTTCCGGCCTCCACTTAGGTGTTCCTTCGTCTTTCCAACGAACCAGCTGGGCGATATGACGAATTTGGCATCGATATCTTCTGACTTTTTCGGGGGCAAAACGGATGTTGAACGCGGTTTGTGCTTGTACACAAAGGTGGCATAAGAGAATCTGTCTAACAAGCTTAAACCTCGCCATTCCTCTTCTAACGCGTCCACATACATTTTTTCCGTGAGAGAATGAAATCGCTCACTGAAATTTGCAAATCCCGTCTTGTGCAACTCCTTGTCCGCTTCCAATTCATCCGAAATTAAAGCCAGGAAAGTGCGAACTTCTTGCTGGTGTGGGCCCACTTCGTCGAGATAGTTCTGAGTGTCATGGACTCTTTTTGCGCATTCATTTATCATGCGATGTTGCTCAATGAGAAGTTCTGCTTTAGACATCTCCGTAGATAAGTCCATAAGCATTGCGAAAATCGCACTGACATTTTTATCACGTGATATCCAATGTTTTGCTGCTAGTTCTAAGGCACCATTGTTGAATAAACTAATAATCAAGCGTGGTGAACACATAGCCATGATTAAAACATATGGATCCTCCTCTATCAAGTACACCAATTTCTTGGGCCTGAAAATACTTGTGATCAATGCGCTAATCATCTTCTCTTTCACGGGTAGTCCATGTCCGCCAACTCTGTACCACTTCATCTCTCCTTCAAGCTCTGTTGAAGCAAAATCGATAAGTTGAGCGGCTGTTCCTGCCTTGAGTACGTGGTACCCAGTTGTTAATGAACCAAATGAATCAATGACATGCATTGTCTGGTTTGTGTGATCAACTAGTATCCTCGGCAGTTCCGCACTACTTGTCTCTGGAAAGAAAGCTGTCATCATGAAACATGCTGTTGCAAGATCTTGCATAGTTGGCCATGTTCCAAGCATTGGGATAATAATGTCACGAACCATTTTTGTGAAGGCCTTTGCTTCATTTTCGTTGACATTGATGAGCATAGCTAAGAAGATATTCAAATAGCAATATCCCTCTTTTGCTATGTACATCTTGTCTGTGTCTGTTGCAGGTAGGTCAACTATCTTCGGATCTCCAGTTGTTCCAACAACCAAGTGTCTCTTTGTGGGGTTCTTAATGTTGGAATACAATGGGGTTCCGTCATCTAGAGTGACACAACAGCTAGTGTAAACATAATTTCCGTTACGTTTACTGACGCATGAATTGCTCAAAGGAAGTTTTTCAACCTCTTCTCCCTTGAGTGCTTGTCGTGTTTTCTCTAAGTCAAATGAGACGATCAAGTTGCCAATTGCAAGCTTCCTTTGGCCCTGTGGTCCTTTGCGGATTATATACTCCTTGTACCCATCTCCAGGAGTTACTTCATCGAAGTGACTAGCGAAGAAACGCTTTGAGTGATATCCTCTCTCACCCCAAATGAAGTTTCCATTCTTATCCCTTTGGTTGTCACACAAAAGCGATGGATTGACTAGTGCTTTGCTTGAACGTTTGTTTCTAAAGGCTCGTAGGGAGCCTTTATCGATCACGCTCAAATGGTTATTGAACCATCTTGTTATTTCCAATAACAAGCCACTAGCGTCACTTATCTCGCTAGGTGTTGCTGTATTTCCTTTGATCAGAATGGAATTGATCCTAGCAAGCTGCATCATCTGATTTGCTTTATGCCCTTGTGTTAGCTTCGCTACCTCCAGATTGTCTTTTATGTTGGTGCTAGCGATGTGTTTACTCCTGAAGTTCGAAACAACTTGTTTCAAACCTGGAAATCGAACAATCGCTTCATTGATTTCGTTCATCCGTTGATCAATGTGTTTGTCGATCAGCTCAGAATACGCCTCTGGGGTCATCTCATTGAACTTGTTTCTACAAACATCACAAGCCATTTTGTGACATGGAAAAGCAATTTGTACGATCGACGCCGCCAATTTTCCACAAAACTTGTTGTCCTGTACTATCTTGCAGATATGCTCCTTCTGGGCTGGAACAAGCTTCTCAAATCCCTCTTTCCAACCAGCGAAGAATCTTTCCTCTCCACTACTATAGTGCATAGTTCTACCAACATCGCCTGCGGGTAATTTTGTTCGAGCATCCTCCACTCTTCCGTAAAGTCTCCCTCTTACTATCACCTCGTCATAGCGTCGTCCACATGTTGAGGCAATATACTTAGGTAGAATCAAACCACTCCAACCTCTTGCAATCATGGAATCACTAAATTGGTCTCTAATTTTCCTATGACGCACAAGGAGAGGAACAAGCCAACGAACACGTTGTGGATGTAGCTCTCTGCAAATGTAATTGCTGTTGTGGTGAGGTAAATGGAAATATGGAATGGTTGAGGTGTTGACTCTTCTGTATCCACATCTGAGAATTTTGTTGGCCTTCTTTCCAACAATTTCAACAGGGATATTCCCGAGTGAGGCTACTTTCAAGACTTTGTTGAATAAATCATCAAAGTCGGATTTCGCGACAAGCTTCGGGGTTTTCTTCCTCGCCTGTTTCTTAAGGGAGCGGCTCCAGAACACACTTCTGAGCCATACAGATTCACCACGGGCAACAGAAATTCCCGCTGTAATGTCACCTTCCAGTGTGACATTTTCTAATTCTCCAGCATTGAATGCTGTATTGAATTTCTCAATCGCAGCATCCATCTCAATGCCCTTCGCAATTGCTTGGGGACCTGCGCGTTTGACATACGTCAAACCACCTTTCTTGACCATCTTGCCATATTTCATGGCTTCCAATTTACCAGAGTATTTCTCTCTGAAAGATGCTTCAAAAGCTCGTTGAGCTTTCTCGTAGCCATCAGTGGCTGCAGAAGAGTATATGATGGGTCGAGCAACAGAACTGCTCTCAGCTGGCTTCACGGAGGAGGCCATCATTTCTTTTGTAACTAAAGTACTATGTACTTTTGTACAGCATGTAGCTGCTCTAAGTGGAATGTTACTTGGGAATTGACCAAAGTGCATCATGGTTGCCATTTTAAGAAAATTGCAACTTCCTGGACTGTGGTAAATATCTAGTGGTAGTGTGTAAGATATGAAGTTCAAGTAAACTGTTCGAATTGTTGTGAAATGCTCTGAATTTGAGAGTTTGTTAATTTGTTTGTATGTTTTTGCATGTGTTGTATTGAGATGTTTTAATTT